AATATGTTCTCTCATTACTGCTTTTGCTCTTATAAATCCGTCGACATCTAATTTTTCGGTAGGTTCATTTACTCCAATACCAATATTTCCAGTATTCCTGGAAATGGCAAGAGAAATATTTCCCGTAGTATTATTAGTATGATTAGATATACAGAAAGTATTCGCGGGCCAATTTAAAATACTATTAGGGTCGCCGCCATTGTATCCAAGTGAAAATCCATAAGTTCCGTTACCATTACTATTCTCCTCAAAAAATATTTTACCACCACCATCACCATTACTAATAGGCGTTGATGCCTCTAATTTAATACCTGATTTGTTCGAGCCGGTATTTTTAATATATAGTTTCCCTCCCTCAATAGTAAATTTTTCAGAAGGGTTAGTTGTTCCAATACCTATATTGCCATTTCCTTTAATACGCATTCTTTCTAAATAATTCGAGGTGTTTGTTGGATAATATTGAGTATCAAAAGCAATACCCCCGCTTCCAGAACCCTCTTCGTTACCATCATCTATTCCTCTTATTCTAGTTTGCCTATAGGACGAATTATTACCTGTATATTTTAATTTAAATTCTAAAGCACATCCGTCGTCAGAACCTTGAAAATTTGTGCAGTCTCTTTCAAGAACTACTGTTGAATGATTTCCTTGAATGTTATCGTATATATGTAGTTTACTCAGAGGATTAGTTGTTCCAATCCCAAGATTACCATCTATAGACATTCCAGTATTGCTTAATGTTGCTAATGAAGAGTTCGTGCCATATCCTATCTTGGATGCTCCTATCGAAATATCACCAGTTACAAATGAATTCCCCGTAACAGTATGATTAGTCGTAATTTCTCCAAATGATCCGCCTATTGAGCCAGCTGTTAAAGTTCCTACTGTTGAAAGGGCGGAATGCCCTGTATTAGGAGATTTAGAATCTATTTGAGCTTGTATATTACTTGTTACGTCAGAAGTGTAGTTTAAATTAGTCGCGCTGGCAATTACAGATGTATTTCCTAAAATTAAGCCAAATGCTTTGACAGCCCCATCGACTTCAAGAGATTCAACTGGATTTTCTACACCTACACCGAGATTTCCATCGCGAGTAAGAGACATTCTTTTTATCCAACTATTTCCATCTGCACTAAACCAGCAATGATTGCCGGTTTTTAATTGATTACCATTATTTATATTACCCGAATGATAATTAACATATTCATAACCACCTGTATGAGATATTTTACTCTTATTCGCATCGCCCAATAATAATATTTTATCACCATAAGTGCTACCATGTATAGTTTTTCCCGATAACTTAATATTGCCTGATATATCTAATCGTTCGCCTGGTTGATTAGTTCCTATACCTACATTACCACTTCCGGAAATTCTCATTCGTTCAACATAGGAGCTTATATCTTCAGGCGAATATTGAGTATCAAAAGCAATACCACCGCTTCCAGAACCTTGTCCGTTACCATCATCTATTCCTCGTATTCTAGTTTGTCTATAAGATACATTATTACCTGTATATTTAAGCTTGAATTCAATTCCACACCCATCATCAGAACCTTCGAAATTAGAACAGGCTCTTTCTAATAATATAGTTGAATTATTACCATTAGTCCCCTCGTATAAATGTAATAAACTTTCTGGGTCATCGGTTCCTATTCCTACATTACCAGCTTCTGTAATAATCATTCTTCTCGTCAGAGGTCCTGTGTCATGCCTGGTGCTAAAACCAATTGATGGTGTATAATTCCATATAACATCCGTCGAAGGCCATTTTTGTCCATATGAACGCACAAATCCTTCAATAGTAGCATTGGCTGTATTAGCATATCCATTATCGAAACTAACTAAACCACATTTAGTTTGGTCGCCATGGTGTTTATATGTCCTTTTAAAATGAAGTTCATTGCCTATTGTAGCATCTGTATTATCTTTATCACCTAATACTATATTTCCATTGACATCTAACTTTTCGGCCGGTAGATCAACTCCTACTCCTATTTTTCCATCAGATTTAATAATCATGTTGCTAATACCGTTAGTGTAAAAATTTAGTTCGTCATTATCTACCCCAGGTGAATTTTCGGCAAGTATATATGTGTCACCATCTACATCTTTTACACCTCCCAGAGAACCCCAATTATTTCCAGCACCAAATCCCTCAAATTGATGTAAATCCGTATTATATCTAATATATCCTAAATGTTCTGACCCAGTTGATATAGGTCTTTCGGCTACTGAGCCGCATGGGATTCTTATAGCATCCGATACGCCTAAATCTAAACTTACCATAGGAGTGGTATTTGAAATACCGATATTTCCATTAGAAATAATTGTTAATCTATCTTGTAAAGTAGCTTCGCCGGGCGACCTTGTAGCAAAATTAATATTACTACTCACGTCATTTAATCCAGGTGTTGAATCTACTTTAGAGTATATTTTTGCGGAGTCTATCCAATTTACACCATCTGAGCCTTTGAAGCGAATTTCACCGATATTGTCTGTATTTTGAACTATTGTGTGTTCGTCATCATTTAAATGTCTAGTCTTAGTAAATTCTAAAAAATTTATTTCGTTATCACATGATGCTAATGTAGCAGAACCTCCAATAGATAATTCTTCTCTAACAACAATCGTATTAATTACCTGTGAAGTCAATACAACATTTTCTAATTTAGTAATTCCTCCCACCGACAAATCACCTTTTAGGATAGTATCATTATTAACCTCCAGATAACTCAATTTCTGAGTTCCTTCAGCACTTATTCTACCTAAAACAGTTAGATTATCTCTGACTATTAAATTACGTGTAATTTCAGCATCACCATGAACAAAAAGGTTACTTTGTCCCTCTTGTAGTCTACCCCCTATAGTTATTTTTTCAGCTATAACTTTTCTTAGTTCTTGAAAGGTATCTCTATTCATTATAAGTATATATATAATGAATATAAATTATTGATACATTAACCCAGCCAATCCATCATTTATAACTAGTATGTTATAAAAAGAGGAGTAATAATTAAACAAAATATTAGGTTTAAAATTATTATTTGTGTAATAACTTTCATCTACTAAAGTTAATTTCAAAGTTTTATATAAAATTCTCGAAAAATTTATTGTTCCAGTAGGTTCATCTTTTCTAGGTTCTAAAGCAAAGCTGAGTACATAAACTGTCCCCTCTGAGCTATTATTGAATTTTTGATACAACTGAACATCTGACAAAATTTAGCGTCAACATTGTCATTTATATCATTATTGTTTAGTGACAATACGGCATTATCTAATATGTGTTTATTCCTGTTAACATGATAGTGGTTTGTAGTATATTTAATAGGAAACGTGTATGTATTATTTTCATAGTTATTAGCGTTATAAACATCTTCTCTTTGTAAATACCAAGCTATATATTTAGTCGGATTTTTTGAATCAAGGTCCATAGAATATGTAACTCCTTTCATGGGGTTTGTAATCCTCTGCATATTTCCTATATGATATAATTCAACTAAATATGTTAATTCTCTATTAAGAAACATTTTTTTTTCATTATCATCAAGGTAAATATTCTCTGAAAATACTTCAAATGATTCAATATTTGCGACAACGTCTTCATTATATTGCCCAAATTGGTCTGGAACTTCACCACTTGGTCCATCTGCTATAACTAAATTTTGGAGTGAATAATTGGCTATTTTGGTGGTATACCCATCTACTCCAAGGTCAGTATCTCCATTAACATTATAACTTTTAATTAAACATCTTTCAACTTCTTTAAATTTAACAACAAGTTGAATATCTGAATGTTTCAAGGCACATAATGGCAAGGCGCTTGCATAATTTTTTGAAAAAAAGAATGGAACTAATAAGGTTGTGTTAACCGAATCTTTATTGTCATTACCCATTGAAAATCCATATTTTTCAAATAAGGTCATACTGTAAAACGATTTCTTTTTAGTATAATCATTATTAAGTTCATTAATTAAATAAATTAATTTACTGTCTAAAGTTTCTATTAAGTTACCATTAATATATAATTTAATATATTCAAAACAATTAAAACCAATACCATTTACATAAGATGTAAATTGTGAACTTGATGAAGTATTGCCATTACTAAAGGTGTATGGTGATTTTCGAATGATATCCGAGAATTTTATTTTAAAATACAGAGCACTTAATAAGTCGGCTTTAAATGGTATATTAAACTTTAGTTCCTTACCAAATCCGGAGTTAACATTACCCACAAATGGAATTTTTGAGTAGTTAACTGCGAAATTACTACCGCGTTTATATACTGATTTAAAATGGGTCATCTGTGGATTACCATATAAGTATCTATCTTCGCTACTGACACTATTTAATTGAATTAAATTACCTAATACCATATATTTATTATAATTTAATATAATTTTAAATTATAATAATTAATAATTAATCATTAATATTATATCTTTGTAATAATATATTTGATATATTATAAAAATTTCGTCTAGATGTTTCATAACTATTACATAATTTGCTCTGCCTGGTTTTTTTATTAGCACACAAATCATCTAGTATAGAATCTTTCTTTAATAATTTATTTTTAAGTTTTAGTTTTTTTATTTTTCTGGAATACTCTTTTTTAAAATAAATGTAAAGCATTACAGTAGTTAATAATATTGTTATTATTGTTTGACCTGTTATTAATGATTGATTCATTGCTCCAAATAAAAGTGAAATTACTCCAACACCTACCATTAAAATTAGAAAAGTTGTTGTATCTAAATTTAAAAAAAACCTTTTTAGTTTTTTACTCAGTGATCCTACCTCATCGTATTTAATCATTTATAATTTATCTATATTTTAATATGAGCCTGTTACTATTTTTTTTATTGTAGCAGTTGATATTTTGATTTCTTTATTATTTTCTAAATAAGTTTTCGTCTGACTAAATACTTTTATTTTACTGTAAATATCTTTTATAATATCAATTTGGTCTTGGGAAAACTTCTTTTTTTTTACTTCACCAGAAGCATTGCCTGATAACGCCTTGTAATTATAAACTAATTTAACACCATTACTGGTATTAATATATCCATCAATAAATAATTTATCATGGTGAACTTCATGATGACAGTTATGGCAAAGAGATACCAAATTATGTAGCGAATTTTTATGAAAATTTCCTATCATTCCATTTTCGTCGGCAGTATGTTGTTCTTTTATATGATGAACCTCTTCAGCTTTACATCCACAAACCTCGCAATTTTGAATTAGTTTATTAGAATTATAAACAGAACTATTTGTTTCTACAATAGTATCACTAATATTCATAATTCTTTTCCGAACTTTATTCGCGATTTTTAAAAATTCGTCGTCTAATTTCATTGCTTTTGCTACCTCTAACCCATATATAGAATTACCCGCACCGGCTTTAAGTTTTCTATTATAAATTAATTCTTCAGTTGTTTCATTATAAATAGTTTCCATATGATAATTATTAACATCTTCGCATTCAGTAATTTCTGGCATATCAGATAATTTATGAAGATGAGTCGCGAAAATAAAACTAGATTCAAGTATAGATAATCTTACTACACCGGCGGTTACTAAAGCCAACCCAGAAGTAGTTTCTGTGCCACTACATAGTTCATCTCCTAATACCAGAGAGAAATTATTACCACGTTTCAGAATAGTTCTGAGTTCATCCATTTCTACCGCAAATGTAGACTGATTTTTAAAAATATTATCATTACCAGATATACGAGTAAACAAATGCTTGTATGGTTTGTATATAAAACTTTTCGCCGGAACAAAAAACCCCGCCTGTGCCATTATAACAGAAAGACCTATACTTTTCATATAACTACTTTTACCTACCGCATTAACACCAAATAATAAAATTCCGTTTTGTTTTTGTGTTCCAAGTATTACATCATTAGGGATATATTGTACATTTTCATTTAATTTTTCAATAATAGGGTGCCTTACTTCCTCAGCATTAATAAAACTGTTTATTTTACTATTATCAATTACAGGTTTTACATACCCATTTAACAGAGATACTTTTGATACACAGCATAAAAAATCTACTCTCGCTACAAAAGAACATACGCTATCTAGAAGCATGGTGTATTTGGTGTAATAATCGTAAGCTAAATTAGTAAATTGAGTTACACACATATTTTTTACTCTATTCTCATAGGTTATACGCAAATGTGATTTTTGTTTTATATCTCCTGAAAATATTTTGCATTGCGTCGTAGTATTCTTTAGCTCAAGGTCACCTAATTTGTAAGTAAATTTGTCGTTTGAAAAGTGAATCACTTTTTCAGGATTTTTTTTAATAAGAGCACTTAGTAATTTACCCTTGGATTTTGTAAGAGTTAAAAAATAGTCTTCTTTATCAGAACATTTTACATCTGCCTCTGTTTTACCACTATTATCAACTATTGCACCTATTGATATTGCAAGTTTACTAAAATAATCTTTGTATATTTCTAATTTGGTTTGCTCTTCATCTATATCAGGGTATACACCCTTTTCAAAAAAACTATTAGTAATTGTATTGAGGTTGACACCTAAGATATCATTCATTTTTATTTTATGATTATAATCACTAATATATATATCTAGCTGATTTTGAAACGTCTCGTCTAAAATCTCAGATGGAATAATTTTAAACTGATCTTCCGAGCTTATTTCTGTCATAGATTTAATAATGCTTTTAATATTTTGATATGAGCAGTCAAGTGATATAAATTCATACGGTTGAAGTTTTTTAAGAGCCATTTTACGATGAAGTCTCTGAATATCATTAATTGATTTCAAAGAAGTTGAAATAATATCATATACGTGTTTAGACTTATATTTTTTTTGAAAATCTTCAACCGCATCATATGTATTATTAATAATTTCTGAATCAATAATTGGATTAAGTAATGTATATTTTAAATATCTTTTACCAAGCGGTGTAGATGTTTTGTCAAGAATATCCCACAATGAAGATATTCCTGAAGTGCGAGCATTAAAGTTGGGAACAAGATTTAATTGATTAATTGAATCATGTGATAAAATAAGATGTTTATCATTTTCCCATATAACAGGTTTATTTAATTTAGAAATGATGTTATCATTATGTTCATATGCGAATTGTAAAAGAAATATAAATGACCGCAGAGATGTAGGATTTTTGTCGAGACCAATATACTGAATTGGCGTGATAGACGAATCAATTGGAAATACTTTATGTAAAAGTGACTCTATAAAAACAGGTTTGAGTATCTCTGTTTGGTTTGATTTATAAAAATTATAATGTAAAATTTCATCTCTAATTTCAAGACTTTTCCGTATAGACTTTTCATTCCAGGAAATTATATCTATGTTATTTGTGTGCACTATTATCTCTTTAGGACTATGAGATTGAATAAAGCGGAATACTTCATCTAAAATATATCTGTTATCATCACAAGAGGAATGAGTTTCATATATACAGGTTTCACCGGTCGTCATATCAGCAATAGATAATCCCAATTCTACAATAGGTTTTTTTGTTTTATAATCATTTAGACATTCAATGTATACGGACATGATGTTATTAGAGAAATGATTGCTATCAATATTGATACCTGGCGAAACAATCTCTGTAATTTTTCGTTTAGGGTCTTTTTTACCATGCGAATCTTGTTCAATTATAATAACAACATAGTTATTCTTAATAAGAATATCTTTCCATTTTTCTATACTATGGTTTGGAAATCCCGCCATGAAAACGTAATCTTTGTCTGAATATCTGCTCTTACCTTTTTTTTTTGACTTAGTCAATGCTGTTATTTCACAAATTTCTCGTGTGCGACCTTTATTTAGTTCCTCATTATCTGTTCCATATATTTCAAAAAAACTACCCACTTCCATCAAAACAATCGTATTACTACCATATTTACCCTCAAATTTATCTTGGTATTCAAAGTATTCATCAATAAGAGACATAATTATAATGCTTCAATTATAATTAATACTCGCTATATATTTAAGTAAATACTATTTTGTATATTTTTTAATATCTATTCCTCCTGATATCATCGCCATTATATATTTATCGGTAACATCTGTAAATTGTGTAAAATCATTATCAATCGTGTCCAATTTATTAATTATTTCAGGATAAACTAATTTAGATATTTCTTCAAAGCTGTTTAAATTTGTTCTAACTAATATTTCTTTATATTTACATGTGTCTTTTTCTATAAAATATTTACCGTGAGTAGTTTTATTAACAACATCATCATTTATTTCATTATTAGTTTTTATAGCGAGTATATCTTTTTTAACAGTGGGTGTATTATATGTTTTCGTCTTACTTCTATTATAGTTACTCTTACTTTTAGGAGGATGGCTTATATTTTTAATAACATTATTATGGTATTTTAAATTAACATCTTTATAATTATTAACTTTTGGTCTATATAAAGTAGAATTTTTAACATTTACCTCCCTTTGTTCTTTAACTTTAGCTACAACTTGGGGTTTACTTGTAGGAACAACTTGGGGTTTACTTGTAGGAACAACTTGGGGTTTACTTGTAGGAACCGTTAGATTGATTTTTGGATTATATTTAAGCATTATAGGCGGCTTAGATGATTTATTTAATATAATATGTTTCTTTATATCATTATCTGGTTCTATAGGTTTCGAATTATTATAATAATTAGATGAAGGTTTCCTATTAGAAACCATAGATTTAGATGCATTATGAACTATTTTTTTATTATTTGTAGACACACTTTTTGATCGGGACTTTCTATAAATATCTCCTATAGTTGAACCCAAATCAATATCTTCAAACTTGGATTTCGACGACCGTTTAAACGTTTTTTCATTTGTCTTTGAATTCCTTGATTTACCAGACTTTTTTGCTGAACTTCTTGTAATAATAATTTTAGAATTCATTTTAATAAGATTATATATTTTTTATTATATTTAATCTTACTAAATAGGTATTAATAGCCACTATTAAGTAACTTAAGTAAATCATTTCAGTATAAATATATTGTCTGAATAACACTTATAGTGTCTCTTTTAATTTAAGTATACATAAATTCTAAACTAACATTCTTATCAACCTTATTATCATACATATGTAATTTATACAATTCGTATCCGGCTAAAAGATCTTCTGTCGTTATATTTTTTTTATCATTTTTTTTTCCAAATAGAACTCGCTTGGCATGAGCAATTTTGCATTTCGAGAAAAGATTTTCAATATCTCTTCCAAAATATTTAAATACCTCTTTCTCCTTATTGAAAAAATCAATTGGAATACTATCTTTACTTGTATTCCATTTATTGTCTTCGATCTTTTTAATAAATATATCTCGTAAATGACCTGCTTCATATTTTTCTATTTCTAACCATAGTCCAAATCTTGATTTTAATCCTTGGTTCCCTCTAAAAAAACGTGTTTCTAAATCTGTTTTGTAACCCGCTATAATAAAAATAAAATCATCTCTATGCTTATCTAAATATGGGTTGATCAAATCTATTATTCCTTGAGAATAACTGTCAATTTTATCTTCCGAACCCAGTGAATAAGCTTCGTCTAAAAATACAACACATCCTTTAGATTCATCTAATATTTTTTGAGTTTTTATCTCGGATTGACCAATATATCCTCCTTTTAGGTCAGTAAGACTTATTTCTTTAAAATCACCTTTAGAAAGAAGACCCATTTTAGCGTATATCTGTCCTATTATTTTAGCTACTACAGTTTTTCCCATACCTGGTCCACCATATAATACAATATGGTGAAAATCATTTGGATTATCATCAAGTCCTTGTAAAAATAATATTATTTTCTCAAATATAGCAGTTTTAATATTATCCATACCAATCATTTTATTTAAATCTTCTAAATGAGGGACCATTTTTGATAAGACGCGAATATTTAAATTAAATTGTTTTTTCATGGGTTTAAATACATCGTCGTATTTTTTTCCTAGTTTAATTAGATCAGATATATTTTCAATAGAATCTTTAATTATATGGTAGTCGTAGCCAAGTTCCTCTTCAGTAAAACGAAATTCTCTTTGTTCAGGAGAGCTTTGTTCAGAAGGTTTTGTCAGCGCGGAGTGAGAATATTCTGGTAATAGTAAATCAAGAACATTAAATGTATCCGTTTGACTTCCATTTGATGTCATATTAGGATTTATAAATGATATTTCTGGTGGACTAAATTTAGTAATAGAGCTATCATTATCTAACATAGATGTTCCTTTAATAAATAACGATGGAGAACTTAAATCTATTATTGATGTATTATCTAAATCTTTACTAATTACCCTAGTTTTACCAATTTCGTATACCATATATTCAAACCATAAATTATAATAATTATAACGCTTTTTGGTAATTTTATACCTTGTAAACTTGACAGAATTCCGTTGTATATAATTATGTGATTGGTCAAAATATTTTTCTCTATGTAAGTTTTTATTGGAAATATGAACGTTCATATTTAAAAGATACATAGATTTTATTTTCACTATCAAAAAATTAAAAATGATAATTAAATACAAAATTTGATTATAAATTACAAACTTTTAAATTAATAAACATAATTATGACTGATAGTAAAGAACATATCCCATTTGATTGGCAAAATGGTGCTTGGAAAATTCTTAAGGAAATGGTCACTTCTCCTGGATTTTTGATACAGCACCAAATTGGTCCATTTAATGATTTCATTGATAAAGGTCTGCCGAATGTAATCGAACAGTTTAATCCTATTATACTTAAATATGACTTTATTACTGAGCAGAAATTCTTTAAATTTAAAGCAGGTTCTAAATATTATGAAAACGATAATTGGATTGAATACCGTGAACTAAGTGACATACATAAAATTTTTAAAGATAATTATTCTATTGTTAATAATCAGATCACTACTATAGACCTGTCAGAGCAACTTGGAACTCCAACTGATAAAGACCAGCTTCTTCAAACAGAATTTCAAGAATTTGTAGAAGAACATCTTGAATTTAAAATAATTGACGTTAATAAACATAGATATGACCTTGAGATTAATATCTATTTCAACTCAATTACACCTCCAGTAATATACGAGAATAACGGAAGTCAAAAAGTTATGTATCCAAATGAAGCACGTGCACGGAATTTTACTTATGCTTCTAATACATTTATTGACTTTCATTTCAAAACTATTGAAAGATATGGTGAATCGTTTTGTAATATTAAAGAACATCCTGTTACGGTTATTCCTAAAGTAACATGTGGTAAACTTCCAATCATGTTGGGTTCTAAAGCATGTATACTTTCTACTAAAACATACAATCAAAAAATAGATTATGAAGAATGCGAGTATGATGAAGGTGGATACTTCATCGTAAATGGCACTGAGAAAGTATTGGTTTGTCAAGAACGACAAGCCGAAAACAAGGTATATGTATTTGAAAATTCTAAATCACAGAGCAAGTATTCGCATATTTGCGAAATTAAATCTTTACCTGATAAAAAAGTTCTCACGCCTAAAAATATTCAGGTTAAAATAACTACGAAAGAAACTATTCATGGTAGGAATATTAAGGTATCTATCCCACATATCAAGCAAGATGTTCCTCTATATGTTGTATTTAAAGCAATGAATGTTACAAATGATTTTGATATTACAAATTATATTCTATATGATGTTCCCCGAGAAAATTGGAGAGAATATACTCAATTTCTAAGAGCGTCTCTTGAGGAAGCATCTACTATTACAACTCAAGATATGGCTAAAGAATATCTGTGTAAGCACGTAAATATGATGGGTTACGATAGGGATAAGTCTGAGAAAGATAGGAGAATGATATATTTAAATGATATTATTACAAACGATTTTCTCCCTCATTTGGGACAAGATAACAAAATCAAGGCATTCTTCCTTGGTCATATGGTAAAGCATCTTCTCGACGTGTTTTTGAAAAAGAAAGATGTAGACGACAGAGACTCTTATGTAAACAAACGTATAGACACGTCTGGAGTTCTAATGTCAAACCTTTTCAGGCAATATTACACTAAACTTGTAAAGGATATGAAAACAAATATTAATAAAGAGTATTCAAATGGTTCATGGAAAGCAACGCGAGATTTCAACAAAATTATTAATGATACTAATATTTACAAGATAGTTAAATTTTCAACAATCACTACTGGCCTTAAATTTGCTTTGGCTACAGGTAATTGGGGTCTAAAAAATAACAAGAATAAACAGGGTATCGCTCAGGTTCTAAGCAGATTGACAAATAACTCAGGTCTTTCTCACCTTAGAAGGGTAAACACTCCTATGGAAAAAACCTCTAAGCTAGTAGCTCCTCGTAAATTACACTGCACCCAGATATTCTATATTTGTGGTGCCGAAACTCCAGAAGGTGCCGGCGTGGGTGTTGTTAAAAACCTCGCATTATCATGTCATATTACAGGTTATTCGGATATTTCCCCAGTAGGTAATATTATCTCCGGGCTTGACGTAACTCCTATAAAAGACGTTGACCCAACCGATATTAATTCTGCTACAAAAATATTTATTAATGGTTCATGGCATTATGTTAGTCGCAAACCTAAACAAATTGTCGATAAACTACGTAATATGAGACGATGTGGTATTCTTCATATTCATACTGCGATTGTTTGGAAAATTCAAGATTCGGTTATCGAAATTTATACTGACGCGGGTAGATGTACTAGGCCAATTTATATTGTTAAAAATAATTTTCCTCTAATCAATGATGTTATTATTGATAAACTTAATAATAAACGAATGACTTGGAATAATCTTATATCCGGTAGTCTAAATAATGTAGATACTAACAATCAAAGCCCGCTTCAAGAGGGCGTAATTGAGTTTATTGATGTTCAAGAAGAAGATAACTGTATGATAGCTATGAGTAAGGACAATATTGTTAAAAATTCTTTAGTTAAGGCAAAAACACAGTTTACTCATTGCGAGATTCACCCATCATTTATTCAGGGTATCTTGGCATCGATTATTCCATTTTCAGACCATAATCAATCTCCCAGAAACACATATCAGTCAGCAATGGGTAAGCAAGCGATGGGAGTATACGCTACAAATTATAGATATCGAATGGATACCCTGGCACACATTCTAAGGTATCCTCAACTTCCCCTTGTATCAAGTAGAGTAATTAAACATCTTCCGTCGAGTAATCTTCCTTCAGGTATTAATGCTATTGTAGCAGTAGCATCTAATTCTGGATATAATCAAGAGGATTCTATTATTATGAATACCGATTCAATCAACCGAGGTCTATTTATCTCCGACTACTTTAGAACGTTTAAAGATGAGGAGAAGAAACGTCAATCTTCTAGCGTAAAGATGCAAGAAAAGTTTATTAGACCTAATATGAAAAATACTCTGGGAACTCAAGGTAATAACTATAGCAAACTAACCGACAAAGGTTTTCCGGATGAGAATGTATATGTTAATGAAAATGATGTTATTATTGGCAAAATCCACCCCATTCATACCAAAAAAGATACAAATGAGCTATATCGGTGTTGTAGCACTTCGGTAAAAGGAGCCGAAGCTGGTTTTGTTGATAAAGTAATGGTAAATAGAAACGGCGATGGTTATAAATTTGTTAAAGTTCGGATTAGGACTACACGAGTTCCTACCGTGGGTGATAAGCATGCTTCTCGTCACGGACAAAAAGGAACTGTTGGAATGAAATATAAACAAGAAGATATGCCTTTTAACAAGCTGGGTATGAAACCCGATCTTCTCATGAATCCTCATGCTGTGCCTTCCCGAATGACTATTGCTCAAGTTGTAGAATGCTTAATGGGTAAAATCGGATGTAACATTGGTATGTATGGTGATGCTACTGCTTTCACCAAATTTAATGAACAGACTCTTGGTGATATTCTTGAACAACTTGGTTTCCAACGTCATTGTGATGAAGTATTATACAATGGTAGAACAGGCGAACAGCTAAAAGTTAATATATTTATGGGACCTACATATTATCAGCGCCTTAAGCATATGGTTGATGATAAAATTCACTCGCGTTCCAATGGACCTAATGTTATTCTTACTCGTCAGCCCGTAGAAGGTCGTTCTAGGGATGGTGGTCTAAGGTTTGGTGAGATGGAGCGGGATTGTATCCTGTCGCACGGAGCTTCACAATTCCTAAAAGAAACTCTACAAGATAGGTCTGATAATTACAGAATGTATACTTGTAAAAAATGCGGCTTAGTAAGTTCTGTAAATAAGGCAGCAAAAATCAACTTCTGTAAAAATTGTAATAATAACACCGAATTTGCAGAAGTTAGAGTTCCATATGCGATGAAACTTTTCATACAAGAATTGGAAACAATGTGCGTTGCTCCAAGATTGAATACTCACAAATATTAATTAAAAAACAAAATATAAATCTTATTTTATTTTTTATGTAGAAGCGGCATATTTATGCCTACCTTTATGTTTTTTTGTTACTTTTACCCAATTATTGCCATTACCATATTCATTGTCTGAGGCAGACACATCTTCTTCAGTATTAGTATTATTGTCCATAATATGATTAGATGTATGTGTGTCATCTGGAGAAAATCTTGACGGGGAAGATGTATTTGTAACTTTATTACAATTAAAAGAACTTAGTTTCTTTAGCAGATTTACGTATTTTGATTCAAGTCCATTTAGTCTAAAATTCAAGTTCGCAAATTCAGTGCCGATATTATGTATATTAGACCTTAAATCATTATTAACATGTTCGCTTAATAAACTTATTGTCGTCTCAATTTTAATTATCCTATCTACTATTTGCTTGCTTATAGGATTACTATTAACGAATGATATTTTTTTTTCTACTTCTTCAATTAGTTTACTATTACTATGATGAATATTCGCATTAACCGAAGAGACTATCTGACCATACTCTTTTTTAATAGAATTTATTAAATTATGTTGGCTGGATTTTAAATAATCTTGGTCGATATTATTATAATTCAATTTTGAACCTGCGTTGAAAGTTGCTTTATATTGATTGAATAGGGTATGTATCAACTCTATTTTAACATTTTGATTACTTACATCACTTTTTACATCTTGTATTTTAGAATTAACATCGTGTGAACTCTCTACGAGTTTATTATCTATACCACTTATAAAAGTATTTAATTCCTTTATTTTAAAAGCATATATATCATTGAGAATAGGATAAGTTAAAGACATATTTAATATATAAAAATATGTTTTTAAATGTTTACAATATGGGTCAAATGTATTATTAATTAAAACTTTTAAGATAGTTGTCATATTGATTTCTCAAACTTATGAAGGCGTTACTTACTTCTAAAGATTTTTCGATATTTTCAACCGCCTCATACTCCTTTTTAGTAATATCGTATTGAGATTTAATTAAACTAAATGAAACTTTAGACGTGTTATCATGTATGCCCAATAATGTGCAATTTGCTTTAAATTGCTCTTTTACATATATTTTTTCGGGGTCTACTTGATCATATTTCTTTTCAACCAATGATTTATCTAGTCCATAAACCATTTGCGTAAGTATATTAATTCCAGAAGGTGTAAAGGTTTTTTTAATAAATATTGTATTGTCGTCTCTCATTAATATTTTTAGCTGATCAACGGGCTTAAATAACGTATTAAATAGATATTTTAATTTTTGAGAAGCATCCTCGCCGTCTCCCTTAAACCTCTTAAATTCACTTCTGTCTTTAAAATATGCTCTTTTAAGTTCATCCCCAAGTTTCTGAACTAATTTTGTAGAAAAGTCTCTGAATTTAAGATAATCATTATCTTTCATATCAAGTAATTTTTTATTTAATTTATCGACGGCGTCAATATAAATGCTCTGTGTGTCATGAACAATAGGAGTAGATTGTCTTTTTTTTCTCTGTCTAATACGCATGCCTCCTGCTTTTACTGCTTCATGTGAATTCATATCTATAAATATATCATATATTGTTTTTAAATAATTATAATTAAAAAACTGTTTATTTTTCACGTATATTAATTATTCGCACATTTTGGTAAGGTTTATCATTTGCATCGGTAGCTAATTTGTTTATTGTATCAATTACGTCATAACCCTTTATTATTTTACCAAAAACAACATGTTTGTTATCCAAATGATTCGCATCCCCTGTAGTTATAAAAAATTGACTACCGTTTGTATCAGGTCCACTATTCGCCATAGATAATAATCCTTTTTGGTCATGTTTAACTTTAAAATTTTCATCTTCAAATTGTTTACCAAAAATAGATATGGACCCTGTCCCGTCCCCATTCATAATATCTCCTCCCTGAATCATAAAATTTTTAATGACTCTGTGAAATATACTGTTAGTATAGTTATTATTGTTGATGCCTTTTCCCGCCAAAACTCTGAAATTTTTGCAAGTAATTGGAACGATATCATCAAATAGTTTTAATTCAACTTCATGTTTTTCATCATTCCCGTCAATTTGAATACTCATAATTAGATTTGGTTCACTAATAACAATATTAATATTTTCCTCATTGTCTTCTTTTTCAGATCTAAAATTTTCTGAGTTAGTACCATATTTATTATTATCTCTTCTGAGTTGTCGTATTTCATCTATATTTGATTTATTATTCCCTCTAAAACTTTTGAAACCTAAATATGATAAATAAAAAATTAATACAATTACGGCAAATATTAAGCAGCTAACAACCCTCATATTTATTATATAGTAATTATTTTAATTTTGTAAATAAACTCAATTTTCAATAATAAGTGGTGGTGTAATAATAGGAATACCTTGTGAATCATATGCATAAATATTTAGTTTAATATTTTCACATTTAGGAATATTCAATTCGTCATATAATTCATAAATAGTTTTGTTTAATTCAGAAGTGCTGTCATATATTACTTGAGAACCATACGTCAACATAGTTACGGGTATTTTGTGGTCTGATTTAATAATACTAACAAGTTCCTGTATATCAGGACAACACTCCTTAGTTGTGCTTACTTTAATTTTATTCCATGTATTAAACTTATATGGTATTGTACGAACTTTCATGTTATAGGCAGGTGAAAACATTTTATCGTATGTGGTACTGGGTTTCATGCTATCGAACAATATATATTGATTAAGACCAAGATTTACATTGATATCGCATGGTTTGTAAACGCTTTTACACAAAGAATTAACGTATTTTAATACTTCCATAATTACAAGTCCAGATATTACGGTAGTTGTAGTTGACAAAGCAGGTATAATTTTACCTGATATAAGTTTAATATCCAAAATATCTGCTTTATCAATACTATAAATTTCCGCTCGCATATTTGTTATTTGTGTCATTCCATTTAGCATTATATCATCATCTTTATCATATTCTATTGTTGAAATTACATTAGGGACCATATTAATAACCTTCTTGGAAATAGTGTCAACCGTTACGTCGGTATTAATAATCGCTTCATCAACAACTGTATCTTTACTTTCATCAACTATAATTGTTTTTCCCTTGTAGTTTTCTGATTTATACTTATCTATAAACTCTGTATAGTAATCATTATCCCATTCATTAATCCCAAAAGAACTATTTATTATATTATAAATACTTTTTGCGAATGAGGCATCAATATCTTTAATTGTTTTGACAGTAGGTTTAAGTTTTTTACCAGACCAAAAACTACTACCGTCTGTATTCGTCAAATCTTCTGGAAAAGTAGTCAATACATCAAGAATAGGATACTCAAAAGCATACTTAAACATGAAGTCCATAAGTTTTATAAAATCTTTAAAATCGCGTGAATAATACAAGTCGACATATTTGTTTAGTATAGTTAATTTTTGGTTTAAATTAAATTCATTAGTAATAGTTCTCACTTCCTCATTAAATTCAGAGGTATTATTCAGTAGTTTGTTTAAATCCATGATCGGTTGCGACATATAGGTATGAAATATATCTAGCCCCCATTCAATACAATGTTCTATTTTACTAGGAAAACTTTTAATCGTACACATGGGTATGCTTTTTTCTTCCATGTCTGTTAGTTCACTATAAGTAGCCGTTTTAAATGGAATAATCGTCTGTGTATTACACTTAGGACCAAGTGTGCCCGATTCAAACAATGGTTTCTCAAATTCAACGCATCTGCTATCCACATATTTACGTGCTTCTACATTATCAAGAGCATTTATAATTATATCATTATTGTCCCAAAATGCGGCGTTAAATGTATTCTCCGTTTTTTTACCTACTTCGTAATCGAATTCTTTTACATTCATAGAAGGACAATAGTCTTTCAATTTTGTTTTTACAACATCTGATTTTTTACTACCAATATCATTATTACCAAATAAGAACTGTCGATTAAGATTAGATTGTTCAATTACATCCATATCAGTAATCGTTAATTGAGAATTCATGTTAGAACACATATCTAACATCCCCATATTTTTAGATAATTCACAACCAAGAGCACCACAGCCCACCATAAAAACATTCGTTTTTTTTAGTTTTTTAATGACTTCTCTATCCAGAATTTGTGAATTTCGATTATTACCAGATCTGTAAAAGTCTATTCCTCTCAAACTTTCATAGTTGAAATATATTTCTTGTTCGATAGGCATATATTTACCAGTAATTTTAATAACTTCATGTGCGATAATACCTCCAATTATACTAGATAATATGAAGAACGGTGATTTAGTTTTACGACAATTAATAGGTTCTTTTTTAGTAATAATTCTTTCTAGAAATTGTTTATAATCGTCGTTATTTTCAGCGAAAGAAGATGAGTCTGATATAAATGTATAATCGTTTAAGTCGTCCTTATATTTTTCTGATAGACTTTTGTATTGTTTATCAAATGATTCTTTTACTTCTACAAATTTAACGTTATTATTTTTTTGAATGAATTCTTCAATCTTACTGTCTGCCAAAATATTGATAGTTGTTTGATTACCACCTATAATATCAATATTTATTTCATTTATTCCAGAAACCAACTTACCTTTAGTCGAAAGAACATTGTTATCAAGCTTTTCAACTGTAATATTAATAGTTTCTCCTGTTTTAGTATATTCTTCTACAAATCCCGATACACATGGTTCGCCGTCTTTATCAGTAATAGTATGTTTGTTAAAATTACTAAATATGTATCCCTCTAATTCATAATTGATACCTAAAATAAGATTTACGTTATTTTCTACACAAAATTTATCAATATTCAAAATATCGTAGTTAGACATTTTAGTAATAATAACCGCATTAATCTTATTTTTGAGAATGTATTCCATGTCTATTCCTTT